CGCTAGTTCCTGATGAAGCGGAACTTCCGCTAGATCCTGAAGAACCAGACATTCCAGATGAACCTGAGCTACCAGAAGTTCCTGTAGAACCACTAGATCCATTTGCGCCATTTGTTCCTGATGAACCGCTGCTTCCAGAAATTCCTGATGATCCGCTAGTTCCTGATGAAGCGGAACTTCCGCTAGATCCTGAAGAACCAGACATTCCAGATGAACCTGAGCTACCAGAAGTTCCTGTAGAACCACTAGATCCATTTTCACCATTTGTTCCTGAAGAGCCATTAATTCCTGAACTACCAGAAGAACCAGTTGAACCAGAAGATCCTGTAGATCCAGATGTTCCTGATGAAGCAGAAGTTCCAGATGAACCATTAGATCCAGAAGTTCCAGAAGAACCATTTGATCCAGAAGTTCCTGAAGAACCAGTTAGCCCTGAACTTCCAGATGATGCCGAAGTGCCTGAACTACCAGATGAAGCCGAAGTTCCTGATGAGCCTGAAGAACCATTTTGCCCAGAAGTTCCTGAAGAACCATTACTTCCTGAAATACCAGACGATCCGCTTATGCCTGATGATCCTGAAGATCCTGTAGATCCAGAAGTTCCTGATGATGCGGAAGTTCCTGAACTACCGGATGTACCATTTGATCCAGAAGTTCCAGATGAACCATTTGATCCAGAAGTTCCAGATGAACCATTTGATCCAGAAGTTCCTGAAGAACCTGTTGATCCTGAACTTCCAGATGACCCTGAAGTTCCTGAAGTGCCAGATGAAGAAGAAGTTCCTGAAGAACCTGAAGATCCATTTTGTCCAGAAGTGCCTGAAGAACCATTCTGTCCAGAAGTTCCAGATGAACCATTTGATCCAGAAGTTCCAGAAGATCCTGTGCTACCAGAAGTTCCTGAACTTGCAGATGTACCACTTGTTCCAGCAGTAGCTGATGTACCAGAACTACCTGAGCTTCCAGAATTTCCACTAGAACCAGAACTACCTGAAGTCCCAGTAGATCCAGAACTGCCGCTACTTGCAGACGTACCACTTGAACCAGAACTAGCTGAAGTTCCACTAGTTCCAGAAGAAGCTGAACTTCCTGAAGAACCGCTGGTTCCATTTATTCCAGAAGAACCGCTAGATCCAGAATTTCCTGAAGATCCAGAAGTTCCTGATAATCCACTACTACCCGAAGTGCCAGGTAAACCGGGAGGGCCTCTTTCAATGACAGTAGCAGATATAGATGGAGGTGGTACAGCTTGAATTACAACGTTATTTTTATTAGTTGTATCAACTGCGGCTATTGTAGCTCCACCAACAACTTCTACTTTTACAGCATTAGAATTTGAATCTACTTTGACATCAATATTAGCCATTTTATAATTGTGTTACATCTTGCTGTACTTCTAATCTGAATTCGAATAATGTTCTGTCCATTATTCCAGTAGAATAAAAATGCAAATCACCATAAAGATTTATTGGCGGAAAACCTCTAGTAACTGATGATGGAAAACTAAACTCCACAACGCCTGTTTTTAAAAAACCAGTAACTACTGTTGGAACGAATTGATACAATAAATTTCCATCTGGATGTGGTCTTAATTGACCTGTACAAACAATATTAGTAAAATCCAAAACATCAGAAGTTACAGTTACTGTTTGCGTTGGAAAAGTGTCTCCTCTTATAACTGATAACTGAATTGCCATTTGTTAAATATTACACGTTATATTAATTTTGGAGACAAAAAAACCCAAGCTTTCGCTTGGGTTATTGAATTTTTTAATTATTACTTAACTACTGGCAAATCTGGATTTACAACACCATTGCTTGATGCCCCAGAAGCAGTCTTTGCGCGAGCAGCTAGTTCTTGATTGATAACACGAAGATTAGCTTGAGCTACCTCAATCTTGCCTAGTTCATCATAGGCAAAAGCCTTGAGTTGAATGTCGCTAACTTGTGATAGATTAATTTGATTCTGATTATTTTGTTCCATAATTAATTAGGTACTATATATTATATCTCGCGAAGAATTTTTATAGTTTTTTGATGTTGCGGATTATTAGGGTCTAAAATTAATGAAGGATTATTTACCAACATTGAAATAGTCCCTTTGTTTGTTGACTTGAATTCGCGCAACAGCTTTTCCTTAATTTGTTGTCGCGAACCGCTTGCAAAAATACCAACCTTTTCGCACATATGTTGCAAATCTACTATTGTCATTTCATTCAATTTGTCTCTAAAAATATCAATATTAGATGTACCAAATGGATTCATCTTTTTGATACCAAGAATTTCTTCTAGCTTTTTTACTTTTTCAATATCTGGATCAACATGAGCTTTTCCATCTGCGAGAGTTAAATTATCTAGCTCTGACTTCTTAGGTTCAGGTTTTTTTGCATTTGTTGGTTTGTTCTTAACTGACTTTTTAGCCATATACTATATTATATAAAATATATATTATTCAATAAAAAAGGCGTTACCCTTTCGGATAACGCCCAATTTATGACGAACCGACTATTATATTAGACAATCAATCCAACTAGAGCGCGATTGTCGAGAACCATACGACCCTCTTCCAAAGCACCATAGTAACCGATCTTACCCTGACGAAGTGTATATTGATCATCAGCGACGAGGTTGAATTCAGAACCACTGTCAGCATCAACAGCAACGGCGCGAACTAGAGAATCGCGACTTCTGTCGAGACCAACGATAATTTCTTCAGTAGCACCGTTAAAAGCTGTAGCAGTACCACCGTAAGAATTGATGCTATAGTGATCAGCGTAAGCTGTTGCACCAGCGACGGTATCGAAGATGGTGTTGAACTTCTTGCCAATTCCGAACTCTAGAATTTCCATAATGCTAACACCATAGAATTCAGGTAGACCGGCTTGGTTGAAGATTTGATCACGAATTGCGTCTGTAGCTACCACAGGAGCATTACCAGCGGTGTTTGAACCAACTGTTACAGGAGCAGCTTGAGTGTTAATTGGATTATATGCCATGCCGCGAATTTCTTCGACGATTTCTGGAGAAACGATAAGATCAGTTAGACCTCTACGAGCGCCAGAAGGAGTGCCACCAACGAATGAAGCGTTAATACGCTTGATCTTAGTGAACAACTTGTTCAAGTCGTTAAGAACGAAACGTCCAGCAGCAGCAGAACGGAAAGTATGAAAGTTATTGGCAGCAACACTATCATTACCAGTGGAAGCTTGAGCTAGAGCAGTCATTACGAGGTTAGCAGAAGTTCTTTCTTGCTTGAGCATGACTTCTTGAGCGATGCGAGTGAAAGACTTGCTAACTACGTCCAAGCGGCTCTTAGCAGCGTACTTCTTATCGAAAGCGATAGCGCTATCAAGACGATAAGTAGCGATCTTTAGCTCAGAAGCCAAAGGCTGAACTACGTTCTGAGGAAGACCACCAGCTACACTTTGGCTATAAACCTTGATATAGTCCTCATCGAAGATATCATAATAGAGATCTAGAGGAATTGAGGGATTATCTTCAGCATTGAATTGAAGACTTGTGAACAAATTAGAAATAGTTGGGGCGTTATTAATAACTTCAGCCAAAACTGGTCCAATGAATTCAGCCAAAGCTACTTGAGCATCGAAGGCTACTTCACGGTTCTTTGAGGCTAGAGCTTTAATTAGCTCAACTTGTTCATCTGTTCTCTTTAAAACGATTTTCATATTATTTTATAGTTAAATGGATTAGACAACGTAAGAGGAATTACAATCGAATTGAACAAGAGCGTATTTACCAGTAGTAGTACCGGCGAAATAATCACTCTTACCATTCTGAGAAACACGTTGACCAGTGCCGAGAATACGGCCAATGATACTTGTGGTTCCAGTGATTGGGGATACAGCGCTCGCCAATAGGCCAGAAACTTTACCAGCATTAGCTGAGATAACAAGATGGCTATTAACAACCATGTTAGCGTCAACCCAGTCAATAGCTGTGTCGGCCAATGTAAAGACACCGCGAGTAGCTACAGGAACAGCTTGTCCAGTAAGAACAGCTTGTAGTTCAGCTCTCTTTACAGGATTATAAAGAAGTCTTTCGCCATTTTCATCGGTGGCTAGAGTCTGATTGAGAGTCATGCCTAGAACTGGCTCACCAGCAGTAGCGGCTGTAAACTTCAAAGGTACAGCGGGGTATTGAGCAGCACCCAAGAAAGGATAATCTGCCTTACCAAGTGTATTTGTAATATCGGTAGCTGTGTACTGAATTGGATCGAGATCCAAGTTACCAGCAGATACCTTGACGAAAACACCTGCTGAACCATTACCATTTGTAGATGGGGTGGCATCAACAGTGTCGCTCGCGAACATGTTGACAACATCAACGTCGCTATACTGTCTGAATGGATATAATCTTAGTGACATATATTTTTAAAATTTAACTGTTATGTTTTCCTTGCTGAAAGCCTTACCTAGTCTTTCTTTCCAAGAAGTCTTTGTCTCAGAAGGAGTAATTGACTGAGTGGGTATAGCTGGCTCTTCGCGTTTGGCATTAGCCAAAGCTGTTTCAACTTCAACTGTCTTTTCGACAACTTCAGTTTGTTGAGTCTTCGCTTGTCCCATTCTCTTAGCCAATTCGGCTTCTAGACGTTCTTGAAAAATCTTGTCTTGATCTTGCTTTGAAGCTTTGCTCTTGTGTCTAAAAAGAACAGCGAGCTTTTCTTTATAAGAAGCAAAAGCTTCTTCTGTATTGGCCAAAGCAGATACTTCTTTAGCTAGAAATTGACGATCAACTTCATCAAGATCGTATTCATTATCTAGCAAGCTCATTCTTGAACTATAAAGTTCTTGAGCAGCTTGAGCGGAAATTGTATTTTCGAGTTCTGCGAGTTTAGCAGCGGTCTCGGAAAGCTTCTTGTTGTTTTCTTCAAGATCTTTCTTGAATTGTTCAGCTTGAGCGACAGCTTCAGCCTTGGCGACTTCAGCTTTTTCGATCTCTTGCTTGATTTCTTCATTCTTAAGTTTAATGCTTTCAGCGATCTTTGCTGAAATAGAAGCTACGGCTTCATCACTAAACTTCGCAGTGTCTTGCTTTTCAGCAAGAACCGTCTTTAGCGCAGATAGTATTTGTTCTAAATCCATAATTTTTGTTTTGGTAATATTTACAGGTTGTTTTTCTTTTTGTGAAAATATTTTATTATTAAAGTTAAGTAATTCTATTGAATTTACTTCGTAAGACTCAGCTTCTTCTGTTTCCATTTCTTCTTTTTCATCTTCATCTTCTGTTTCTACATCAGATGTGCCATCATCAATTACAACTCCTTGTACATCAGCGGCAGGATTAGTAGTAAAACCAATACCCAAAGGATAAATACGACCAGTAACCAAACGATATACTGGAGTACCATCATTCATAAAACCAGGACCATCAAAGCCTTTTAAATATTTCTTAAACTCTTCTATTTGTTCTTTTTTTGTAATGATTTCAGCTTGTTTCAAATCTAAACTTCCAACTGCAACATAATATTCGTTAAATCCAATTTCCCAACTAGCACTAATTTTTTCGAACAATGCTGATTGTGGATCATTTGAATCCATAAGTGCATCAGCAAATTGGCGATCAACTGTTTTATATACAACAGCCGCCAAAGCAATATTAAATGGACTAAGAGTTCCTCTTACATCGTCATCAGATAATATTTTATTTTCCCCATGAGAAGAAAACGCTGAATTAACAATGTGACCAACTACTCTTTGCTTTTTATGTTCAATATTTGTTGGCTTATGTATAAAATATTTTTTAAATGCAATAGCTGTATTTGTATCGATACCATCACCATTCTTATTAAAACGATTAACAACAGCAGCATTAAATGCAGCGCCGACTAAATCGACATTCTTTTCTAAATTAACTGAAGAAGGTATAATTGATCTTAGAGGTTCCAATGAAGCTTGAGACAATAAAACGTTATTATCAAAATTCAATGAAGCTGTAACTATATTATCAAATTTAGTTCTATAAAGAAACATAATATTAAATTTTACACACAATATTTAGTACTGTGATATAAAAGTGCTGCTGCATATGTGTCTAAATCATGATCGCTTGCAGTTGTTTGCACTTCATTAAGTATACTTAGTTTATCTAATTTATCAGTGTTATTTAAAACATCTGTAGCGGTAGAGATCCAATTTTCTGATTCAGATCCAATTATAATTGCTTCAGAAATTCCTTGTGCTAGTTTCTTTTGTTCAGCATTTAAAGATTTTTTAGAATATTTCTTTTTCAAACCTGCTTCAACTACAGAATATAAATCTTTTGTTTTATCCATTACTTTAGCAATCGCATCTTTGGCATAAACAGTCGCTTTTGATCCCATTGGGCGACCTCTTTCAGTTGGAGTTGTGGTCTTTTTCATTGGTGGTTTAGCTCCTGGGACTTCTGGCATAGCTGGAGGAATAACAGGAACACCACCAACGATTGGATTATAAAATCCTTTCTTTCTTTCTTCTACGAATTTAGCTTGAGCAGCGCCCAATTCTTCTTGAGTTGGATAAATACCTGTTTCAATAACTCGTAGACCTTCTTCAGGTGGCAATATACCAAGCTCCATCATGCGCGTGACTACGCGATTGAATTGAGTTTCGTCTTTAATAGATACTTCTTCAAATTTAGCTATAGGACATTTACCTTTAAATCCTAAATTACGGAATATCAATTCCATTTCTGGTTGCAAGAAATCATTCAAGAAAGCTTTTCTAGCTTCTTTTAATCTTTCAAAAAATACCTGAGCTTTTACTGTTGTATTTGCAAACTTTTCAGATCCAATTAATATATTTTGCAATCCTTCTTTAATATCTTCATTTACTACTTTATACTTTTCATATCCCAATACTTTATTCATGTCTGGGATTACAAATTCAGCCTTAGTAGTATAGTCTGCAACAAGAACGCGACCAACTGACTGATTGGTGAGAAGACTTTGCATCGCTTTAATGTTTTTATGATTGATACCGCCCTTCGTTGGCTCAGTACCCATAGTAATCAATAGAATTACATTCTCAATTGTGCGGCAAATAGCTTGATCAATCTTTTTCATTTCCATTTTGAAATTGATATCATCAAGAACTGCAAATCCAAAAGGTACAGCAAAAGGTTCGTAATCCTACTTCTTATAAAAAGAATATATAATATTTGTAGGATTTATTTGTATCTTTAGACCATCTCTTGCCCATTGCCCATTAGTAATTTTATCTTTGGTCTCATTATCCAAATTGTCAAAAACCATTTTATCATGTTCGTTTTTTGGTGAGCGAAGTCTTTCTAATTCATATTCAGAAAGAATTTTTTGATAAACAACTTGATTCCAAGAACTTGTGTGATTAGTTGTTAAATAAAATGGATTAAGAAGAATATATTGAACAGGAATTAAATTCTTTACATCATATGGAGTTGGATAATTATATAATTTAACATCTGTATTATATGATGCTCCATCGTATGATGCATATGTTTCTAAAATCTTTTGAAAGTCATCAATTTCAAATTTAGCGTTTATTTTATAAAAGAAAACGTTACCACTACGATAGTATTCACGAAAATACTGATCTTTTACGTTCCACATTCTTGTGTACTTCATCCACTTTGCAAAAAAATCTTTAGCTTTCTGACTTCCGCCTTCAAGGTATATTTCTGCGTTGGCAAATTCAGACATTATATCAACAGCATTTCTAAAAATAGCTACATTAGCATAAGCTTTTTGGCAAAGCTCAATTGCATCGCGAATATTGTATCCATTTATCGAAAATTCGAAAGGCAACAAACCTTCTCTGATGTTGCCATATTTATAAATTTTTGGCCCTATATAAGCCAAATTTCTTCGCAAATTAGTAGACTCTCCTGATCCAGCCCTTTCATAAGCTGAAGCTTTCGATTCTTGTTGATAAAATGGATCACCAACTAAAGAAGGTTCAGATGCCGCTTCTTTCAACATATCTTCAAGAGGTGCATTTTGACCTTCTTGAGCTTTAGAAAATTTATCCCAATAATCTGATCTTTTATTATATTTGCGACTCATGTTAATAATAGTTACACATTGTCACTTTAAAAGTGACTTTTTAACTTTTAAGCAATAAACATTGGTTCAAAAGTTTCTGTCATATCTTCAACATGAGTATTATTCATATCGAAATATACCTTAGATAACCAATTACCTAATACTAATGCTGAGTAACTATCTTTTCTAGGTTTATCTGGTCCAGATTTGCGTTTAAGATTCGCAGGAAGATCAAAATTTTGCATACCTTGAGCAGATGTTGTTATTTGTATAAGAGCGCATTCAGTTTTTGTTAACAAAATCATGTCTGATAAATGCTCTACAAAGTCAATCATCTTAGCTTCTTCGTTTTCTTTCTCAGTATCTAAAGCGTTTGAGAATTTTAGATCTGTTATACCAATATGCTTTTTAGTCTGACTTCTGAAGTTATCATCAATAGCGCGACTAGCAAAGTATGTACGGCGATGATCAAAATTAGCTTGCAACATTTCATTCGCTAATCGTATCCAACCAGAAGTAGGCTTTCTTAAAAAAACATATTTGTAATCTGATTTATTATATTCGCTTTTTGCAGCGTATAAATTCTGAGCATAATCTTCTGGCCTCTCAAATTCAGTCACCATTGATTTCAAATTAATTTTAGCATCTTTAAATAACTCACTTTCATTACAAGAATTCATGAACTGAACACCACCGTTATAGTCCATACAAATTGCCACAATATTAAAGTTCTGTAGTAGATATAAGAAATATTTAATATGATCTTTCAATGAAGATCCAGAAAGAGCATAAGA